TAACACGGTCAGAACCGTCTGTAACGCCTGACAATGTTATTCTCGTACGGTCGCGCGTCGATCTATACCCTTCGTACGTATGAATTCCAGAAGTTGGTATTGTTGTTGTTACAATTCCGTCAACTCGATTATTGTTAGAACCAAACCAAGTTGCATTTGTTAACTCTCTTATTATTGTTTGTTGTCCTACAACGTATGAGTCTTCCCATGTTTCATAAGATACGTTAGTTGCTGAACTTTCAACTACAAGAATAGACGACTTAGACACAAAAGTAGAATTAAGTTTTAAACGTTGATTGTTCGCGGGTGAAGCTGGCGGTGCAAGCGCTCTTCTATTACCAATCATGCCATACAGATATGGTGCTACGTCGTACGTCAGTGTTCCACCTACTCTCCCCGGCCAACTTGTCACATTATTACTCCCGTCGATAACCATATCTTCGCCTATCCATAATCCGATCAATGAAGACCCGTAGATATTCTTGAGTTGAGAGTGGAGCCAGGCGGGGGTGAAAGAAGTAGAAGCTGTTAATCCAGGACAAATTATGTTACCAAACATATCATTAATTATACAACAATATGTTTAATGGAAAATCTCCATTTATAACCACCGGAAAATTGTCTACGACCATGACAACAAGCACTGATATTTGTTGATATTTTTAACTTTAAAAATGTAGCTGCTTCTAACGCTGACGGAAACTGCATAATAAAAATATCATTTTTATCTAATTGATCAACAGGTTTATTTATTTTCATTATTGCTTCTGATGTATGATGTTTACCCCATCTTGGAGATTTTTCTCCTTTATGTATTTCTAAATTTGATTTTCTATTTTTTTCTTTTGCACTGTCTGATTGCGGAATCCCTTTATTCCACGCAGCATATAATCCCTTTTTTCCTTTATTCCAGGGCGATTTACCTATACGATGTGCTCCATGTTTTTTTCTAACTTGTGGATCTTGCATTGTTAAACGATATTTTTCTAATCTTTTTTGTTTTGTTTCTTGTGAAACAGTTTTGTGTTTTATGTTCGTTCCCGGTCCATCAATGTTACAAGCATGTTCTGTTGCAAGTGGATCATCAACCCATGTGTGATAATACTCCATTAACCAATTTTCATATTTAAGAGCAAGATCTTGATCAAGCATTTCAATTCTTGTTCGAACTAGTTTATGTTTACGAGCAATATTCCTAAAATATTTGTTATAAGAACCACGTTTGTGTGCTTCTAAGTTTGGATCAGATCTAGCGTTGGTACCCTTGCCACAATAAACAACTTCACCAGTTTCTTCAATTGTGTCATAATAAGCAAAAAATATTTGATCTTGTTTTGCTTTCATAAATTAATTGTAAATTACTACAATTTATATGTACAAATACTTTAACTAATTATCACACCGCTATTCCACCAAAGATAACTACTTACGCTTCCAGTATGTATATCGCTACCCGCATATAGTTGTAACGTACTTCCAGAAACTGTTGGCGTTGCATGTGTCATAAGTGATCCAGACGGAATTTTGTTATCTTCTGCCGGAGTACCTTTAATATATAATAGATTTGACGAACTCATGAATAATTGAAATGAACAATCGTACGAACCCATTTGTGTTAAGTCTGTTTTATCATGTAAGAACGATCGTAACCCAACAACAGTAAATTGATTCGCTTCAAGATAAGGAGCTTCTATCGTACCGTCTCGAAAATCTATGTTCCAGTAGTTAATACTTCCACTACCTACAAGGTTTCCAAGCGAAGACGTGTTCCAAAAATTATACAAATTTGAACCAGAAAGGTTACCATGCGGTCCTGTTGGACCTGTTGGACCTGTGGCACCAGTTGGTCCAGTTACTGTGCTCGCGGCTCCCGTCGGGCCCGTAGGACCAGTTACAGTTGATGCTGCACCCGTTGGACCAGTGGGACCTGTAACAGTTGAAGAAGCTCCCGTTGGCCCGGTCGGGCCAGTTACTGTACTAGCAGCACCCGTCCATCCAGTCGGACCGGTTGGTCCTTGAGCTCCTGTTGGACCTGTTACGCCTTGGACACCGGTTGGACCCGTCGGACCAGTTGGACCTACTGTACCACTGACAACCATTGTAAATGTCGTTCCAGAGTATGAACCTGATAATCCTGTACTTACGTTTAGCGACGTTAATGTCTGCGTACCTACTACACCGTTACCAGAAATTGTGATCGCCATTGTTCCACCTAGAGTTTGATACTGTGGTCGAGCTCGAAAGAACGAATAGGTTTTTGTATATCGATTCCGATCTATCGTGTTTGACATCTTAAACTATTAGTAATTATATGATATACAATAGTTATTGTATTTTTTGAACAACAGAAATAGGTAACCACCCTGCTTGACCGTTTACAAGAACAAAAATCGATATATTGAGTGATGTTTTCAATACTATTATTTTGTCTCTTTGCGTCACGAATGAAAAAGAAATCGTCTGAGGCCCTGCACAAAATGTCGCAGTTTTTGTTTGTTGTAATGGATATTTTTTGATAGTTTCTTTTAATTCAACAAGTTCTCCAACAACAAAATTCATGAGTTTAGATTCTTAATGAAGATGATAGTCAATATAATAGTAACTATTGATACACAGATCAACCAAGAAAATAAACAAACATATACTGTTAGTAATCCTAGAACGTGTAAAAACATTATCATGAAGCATCCTAGAAGGGAACCTAGAATGAATGATGTGAACAGTAAATAATACGATAGCAAGAAACTTATCGAAAAAGTTTCGAAAATGCCATATGAAACAAGCAAGAATTACAAGTATGAAGATTTCTAACATGAGTATATGATATCATATAAATTGATATTGTACATCACGTCTTGGGTATGTTGTGATCTTGATCGGCATAATAGAACTTAAGTCCATTTACTGATTTACGAAGACCACGACAACATAAGCTAATTGTGCTATTATGAACGCCAGTAACTCTTGACATATCTGAGATTGATTTACATTTTTGAACAAATAAATTTTCTATTGTATAGCAATTTACTGGTTGCAAACGTTTAGAAATTCTTGGTTCTAGTTCATAAACTTCATCATCAATAAAATACCAACGAAATCCACCGGCATAATCTCGTTCTCCTCGACAACAACTTGCAATATTTGATTTATTAATCTGTGATGTTTTAGAAGCTATTAACATAGAATCAAATATTGCAATAATTTCATTGTTCGGCAAACATTGTTTAATCTTTTTTTGATGATTTTGAATTCTCGTAGTTCTATTAACTAATTGTTTTTCTTTGATTTGTTGCGCTTCAATTTTTATTTGTTCGTCTGTTAAATTTTCTGAAACATGTCGCCAAATAAAACCGCCAGCATAATCAAGACGACGTAAACAACATGCAGATATTCCACCGCCCCTTGTGCTACCTAACGATTTACTGGCTTCTAATGCTGAAATAAATGTTTCTAAACGTCTACCAGATTTATCAATTTTAATGACAGGTTTATTGTTTGCTTCAATTATTTTTTGTCGTGTTTCTTGTGTACATTCTCGTCCATTCCAACCACCTTGTCCACCCAAATCTTTATTACAACAATGTTCAACTCGACTTGTATCTCTCATCCAAGTATGATAAAATGCAATCATTTCAATTTCTTTATTATACGCATCTTTTTGATCATATGTGTAATAAATTATTTCAACATTGCATCCGTATTTCTTTTGTATTGTTTGATGTTGTTGTGATCTTCCTTCAAGTTGAAATGCACGTCTACCGTATCCTTTTCCAACATAGAAAGGAATTCCTAAATTTATTTTGTGCACATAAACATACCATCTTTTGATGTCATATCGAAGACATATTTTTATGTGCACCTTTTGTGACATACGCTATCGCCATACACCTTTCATCGGCTTTGATTTATCGACAAATACCTGAAGTTCGTTGCTTTCGAAGTTAAGATGATGTCCAGCTGCTAGAACCCATCCACGCTTCACTCGACTTGAAGTAGGAGCGCAACATTCGCCGTCTGTCACGATAAGTAAACCATCATATTTACCACGTAAAGCTGGAGAATTTACGACATCTGTTGGAGCTTGAAACGATGTTCCTCCATGCTTTTGACGAGTCTTAGGTGGAACTGCACCTCTACGCCAGCGATAAATGTCTTTGGCATTAGCTTCACAATCGAATGCACATACATCAAAGTCTATGTTCTTTGCAAAAGAAGTAAGTTCGCCAAAGAACGTTGCCAACATATCATCATCAACTGATCCACTTTGATCAATTGCAACAAGAATAAGAGGATTACGTGTCTTTTTCGTTCCTGGATGAATGTAAGCGTAACGCTTATTGATCTTCTTAATAGAAGATGTTCGACCACCCGGAAGAAGTGTTCCAATGAACTGTCGAATCACGCTTCGCCACGGAACTACGTTGCTTACACTTCGACGAATTTCGCTTTGTAGATCAGCCGGAATATTACCCCATGAATTGCTCGAGTCGGCGTCTTTGACAGCACGTTCGACGATATTACGAACACGATTTTGTACATATTCTCGTTCTTCTTCTGTCAAGTCGTCCCAACCCTCGTGATCATCAAGTTCTCGAGGTTCGCAATCATAACCCGTGCCGCCGCAATCAGGACATGACTCAGAACCACTTTCACCATTTTCTTGTCCATCACCAGGTTCGCCTGACGAATTTCCCTTCGGTTTCTTGCCGGTTCCACCACAAGACTTACACTTACCACCACATCCACTTTGTGGAGGAGCTTCTTTCATAAGTTGATTGAAATAATCTTCAGAAGCGAGCATGGGCTTCATATTTTCAAGTACATCACCAAGTGTTTTTACATCTTTGTGTTCTTTTTTATCACTTTCAGTGATGTCTTTAGGATATTTTCGACCAGGAACAATACAAAATCCGGGAAGAGGAAGCTTATCATTGTCTTGTTCATTTACGTCGCATTTGTCGTTGGTAAAGATAATGCTGTTTATTGCTGCGTCACATGCAAAATTCCATATTCGATGTGGCTTTTTACGACGATTAGTTAAATGCCCAAATATGAGATGGAACATTTCGTGAATTAAAATATTCTGTACTTGTTTATTGGTCAATGACGCCAAAAAATTAGGGTTATAATACAAACAAATAGAATCTAGTTCTCGGTTCCAAGTTACGCCAGCTGTCGGCATATTTGTAGTACGAATCTTATGAATTCGTCTCGAAATACCAGCATAAAAGCTGTTCTTCATCAAGAGAGCAATTAGATGCTTGTCTAGATTAAAATCGTCTCCGATGTTTTTTGTTGTCTTCACAATTTCAGTTGTATTTGTATTTTCGCTCATAATATTTTACCTTGGTTGGTAGAACAATTATATACCCATTATTTTTTACATGCACACATCAATAATATCGTCTATTTCTTGTGATTCGCCACCAGATCAGACCCACAATTTGGTTCTTTGACCAAGTTTCATCGAAATGAAGATCAAGCCATTTTGCTAATCGAAACAAGTTCGTTATTTTGCTTATTTTCAATTGAGCTTTTGATATATTATAATAATTGTCGTAGTTCATGTTGTCTGTGTCTTTATAATATTACGTATCATATTGTCTATACACATACGTAGTTGACTAAGTTTTACAACGTCGTATTTTTCAAGACTGGTGTCGTACGCGCTACGCTCAGAATCTTCTTTAAAAGACAAATCAAACGTATAAACTACGTTATAATACCAAATGATATGTTGATTTATAGAAGTTGTTTTGCGTAGTAATTTACAAAAACATACAACAGATCCATCTGATTTTACTACACACATATCGCCAGGTTGTAAATTACTTGTCATATGCAATACCACAAATTATATTATCAAGTTCTTGTCGTTCTTGACATAGTTTAAGTAAGTCTATTTTCGATAAATTTTCATATTCAACACAGATTATTAAATCTTTTTCATAGTCACAAAATTCTTTAACATAATACACAAATAATATTTTCACTCTAAAATGTAATATTGAATTTTTAATTTTTTCTATTATTTTTACAATACATTTTTGTGAATAAAAATGATTTTGATAAAGAACAACATCACCAACATTAAATTCATTCATTTTTGATACTCTTTTATGAGAAAATGAATCATGTTATCGAGTTCTTGTCTAAGAGACATAAGTTTGATCAAATTCATATGTTCAAGGTTACATTCTCTTGTGTAGACTTCAACATCAAATTTATTGCTCTTTTGTCTACGAGAATCGATTACAAGATGCATCAAAACATCATACGTATATGTCCACTCATTATATCTGCCCAACTTATGAACATAGTTCGGATAAAAACATTCTTTAATCTTCACTATTCCAAGTTTATCACCATAGTGAGATATAAAACAAATATCACCAATTTTGAATTTATTTTGTTGCATTACGACATGTTTTTAT